TTAACGATCTTACAGATCAGGTACGAGATCTCCTTGTTTCCACTTAAACCCTTCCTTATATATAATTTTACTACAATTAGCACACACGGTCTTTAGATTACTAAACCTGATGTTGTTCATGTCACCGTCTACATAGTAGACTGAAAATTGTTCCTTGTGTTTGCTTTTATACCCACACTTGTCACACTCGTTCTTTTTAGTATAGCCTGACTGTTTGTACTTGGAATATGCGGTACGTGGCTTGCCATGCCTAACACATGACTCACACTTGCTTCGATAGAAAGGTTTGCCCTTCTTGTAGTAGTTGATTGCTACAGGTTTCTGTCCACATTCACATAAAGGTCTCATATATGTATTTACCTGCCCTTTTTGATCCCTTTTTCACCGTAGTTATACCATAGGTTTATGCGTTTTGGTATAAATACTTGTAATATGCTAACAGGAGAACTAAAATGGCTTTAACATCACCAGGAGTACAGGTTTCCGTAATCGACGAAAGTTTTTACACGCCGGCGGAACCAGGAACAGTACCAATGATTTTCGTTGCGTCTGCACAGGATAAACAGAACGCATCAGGAACAGGTACAGCAACAGGAACACAAAGTAAAAATGCGGGAGTACCGTATTTGATTACTTCACAAAGAGAATTAACAGAATTGTTTGGAGATCCAACTTTCTATACAGATTCTAACAACAATGCGTTACATGGTAACGAGCTTAACGAATACGGATTACAAGCGGCTTACTCATACTTAGGAGTGGCAAATAGAGCTTACGTAGTTAGAGCAGATTTAAACACTACAGAGCTAATTGCAACTGCAACGGCTCCAGCGGCAAACCCAGCAGACGGAACATACTGGTTTGATACTGCTAATAGTGTATTTGGAATCTTTGAATGGAATAGTGCTTCAGCATCGACAACTGGTGGTCAGAGCTTTAGCAATAAACTTCCAACAGTAATTACAGATGCAACTAAGGTAACAGGCGGAACACCTAAAACTTCTGTTGGCGCAGTAGGTGACTATGCCATTGTTGCAACTACAACTTTAAATAAATTCTTCTACAAAAACGCAAGTGGTACTTGGGTACAAGTAGGTTCAAGTGCATGGATTAGTTCATGGGCAACTGTAACAGGAACTGAAAGCAATCCAACTATTAGTAATGGTGCTACAATGAGCTTAAACGGTTCTGTTGTAACTTCAGGCGGTACTGCACTTTCAGATGTAGTAACAGGAATTACAGCGGCTGGTATTGCTGGTGTAACTTCAGCAGTAGTAGATGGTAAATTAGAAATTTATTCAACTGGTGCAGATATTGTATTGGCGGCAAATGCTTCTACACTATTAGCAGAGATTGGTTTAACAGCAGGTACTTTCAAAGCACCAGCATTAACTATTGCTCCGCACACATCAGTTCCAGAATACAAGTCAACAGACACAGCTCCAAAACCAACAGGTTCTTTATGGATTAAAACTACAGAACCTAACTTGGGTGCTAAATGGTCAGTTAAGAAATGGAACAACACAACTCAATTATGGGAAACAGCGGCGGCTCCAATTTACTCAACTAACCAAGCGGCGTTATACGGTTTAGATAAAACTGGTGGCGGTGCTAACTTGGCAGTAGGTGCTCTTTACATTAACTATAATAATGCAGAGGACACTATTGTAGGTGACTTTAAAATTCACAGACGTGTGGCAACAGGTGCAACATCAATTACTTCAAGTATTGTTGCGGCACAGGTTACAGCAGGAACATACGCATTTAACATTCAAGAAACTTTAGTTAATAACGCGGCTTTACAAGCTGACAAAACTATTAGTGTAACAACTACTGGTGCGTCAAGTGATGCTGATGTTATTGCAGGTGCTATTAATAGTGCAGGTTTTGTAAATGTAGGTGCAAGTGTTGATGCAAGTAACAGAGTTGTTATTTCACACAATGACGGTGGTGACTTTAGAATTAAAGACACTGGAGGCGTATTAGCATTAGCAGGATTTAGTGCTTATGTTGATGCAAACTCAGGTACACCAAACTTATACACAGCACCAACAGGTGATAGTACACATGACTTTGTTGCAAGTAACTGGCAGGTATTAACTTATACTGCAAGTGCAACAGCAGTAACGGCTTTAACAGCTGATAAAACTTTATGGTACAGTTCAGTTGTTGACGAAGTAGACATGATGATACACAATGGAACTACTTGGGTAGGTTATCAAGATTCAACTGCTCCGTACTTTGCGGCGGCGGCTGGTGATAAAACAGATCCAAAAGGTCCAATCGTAAGTGCTACTGAGCCAACTTTACAGTCAGACAGTACTGCACTTAAAAATGGTGACTTATGGATTTCAACAGCAGACTTAGAAAACTATCCTAAGATTTACAAGTACAACGCAACTACTTTAAAGTGGGTACTTGTTGATAACGGTGATCAAACTACTGAAGATGGTATTTTATTTGCTGATGCAAGATACAACACAGCAGGTGCAAACAGTTCAACAGCAGGTTCAATTGAAGCACTTTTAAGTTCAAACTTCTTAGACACAGACGCTCCAGATCCAGCACTATATCCAAAAGGTATGTTGCTTTGGAACTTAAGACGTTCTGGATTTAATGTTAAGAAATTTGTTAGAAACCAAGTTGACACATCAGGCAACAACCTAAGATTTGGTAGTGGCGCAGGTGAGTCAATGGCAGGTTACTATGCTCATAGATGGGTAACTGAATCAGCTAACCAGGCAAACGGTTCAGGTTCATTTGGTAGAAAAGCTCAACGTAAAGTTGTTATACAATCATTACAAGCAATGGTTAACAGCAACCAAGACATTAGAGACGATCAATCAAGAATCTTTAACTTAATGGCTTGCCCAGGTTACTCAGAGTTAATTGGTGAAATGGTTACACTAAACACAGACAGAGGCTTAACAGCATTTGTTGTTGGTGACTTACCATTTAGATTAACTGCTGATGCTACAACAATTAACAACTATGCAACTAACGTAAACCTTGCAGTTGAAGATAACGATGATGGATTAGTAACAAGTGATGAGTATATGGGAACTTTTTATCCTAGCTTATTCACAAGTGATAATGCAGGTAAAAACATTGTTGTTCCAGCATCACATGGTATACTTAGAACAATAGCATTAAGTGATAGTGTTTCATTTCCATGGTTTGCTCCAGCAGGAACAAGACGTGGTGGAATTACTAACGCCTCAAGTGCAGGATACATTGATGCAGAAGGTGAATTTAAAGCAGTTGCTTTAAATACTGGACAACGTGATACATTGTACAGCAATAAAATTAACCCGATAACATTCTTAACAGGTGCGGGACTTGTCAACTACGGTCAAAAAACTAGAGCCAAAAATGCTAGTGCGTTAGATAGAATTAACGTTGCTAGACTAGTAATTTACCTAAGAGGACAGTTAGATAAACTTGCTAAACCATATATCTTTGAGCCAAATGATAAAATCACAAGAGATGAAATCAAAGCTCAAGCAGATAGCTTAATGTTAGAACTAGTAGGTCAAAGAGCATTATATGACTTCTTAGTAGTGTGTGATGAATCAAACAACACACCTTCAAGAATTGATAGAAATGAGCTTTACTTGGATATAGCGATTGAGCCGGTGAAAGCAGTTGAGTTTATTTACATTCCGTTGAGACTCAAAAACACAGGTGAAATAGCACAACTATAAAAGGATAAATAGTTTAAACAGGAGATATTAACAATGGCAATTTCAACACTATCAAAAATTACAGTCCCATTAGATTCTAGTGCATCTAGTTCTAATCAGGGCTTGTTGATGCCCAAACTCCAGTATCGCTTTAGAGTGAGCCTGGAAAATTTTGGAGTTTCAACACCAACAACAGAACTAACAAAACAAGTTGTAGACGTAACTAGACCAAACGTAAGTTTCGAACAGATTACAGTTGATGTATACAACTCAAGAGTATACCTAGCAGGTAAACATACTTGGGAACCAATTACATTAAACTTAAGAGAAGATGTTTCAAACAACGTACAAAAACTAGTTGGTGAACAACTACAGAAACAATTTGATTTCTTTGAACAATCAAGT